GACATAAGCAAAGGCGACTTGGGTATTGCTGGCGCACTTGTCGGCTCTGGAGCCTCGTTTCTTGGAAACAAAGGTTTGGCGGCAATGGAGAAAGGTGTTACCGATGCCAAGGCCGCATACGAAGCCGCAAAAGCGGCGGCGCAAGGTGCAGTAGGCGCATCGGCCACCACAGCGGCAGAACAAGCCGCAGAGGTCAAAAGGCTTGAGCAAGAATACCGCGCCTCGTTGTCTGGTTATCAGGCGCTTGAGCGTGAGTTGGCCCAAGCCACCGCTGAGTCCACTCGTTACTCAACACCAGAACCAGATGCTCGTGGCAAAGTTGCTGGCGCTTCTGGGTCAGAAAACTATGCCCGTAAGATGCCGGGTCAACTTCCCCCCGAAGCTATGCTGGCCCAAGTCGAAGACATGACTACAGGCAAGAATCCTCGCGGCATGGGTGCGGGTGACATTGCCGCAAGAAACGCCGCAAACATTGAAACGCAAAAGCGCTTGGGCATGGGCGAATACAAGATGACTGGTACTGGTTCGGAGCAGTTTGTTCTTGGGCCAGAAGAGACCGCTCGTCGTCAAGCTCAAATGGAAGCCGCTGGCAAGGATGTCAAACGTCTAACGCCACAAGTGGCAACAGCACAAGCCGAGGCGGATACCGCGCTAAAAGCCCGCGAGTCGGCAGAAAAACTTCGCCAACGTGAGGTTGCATCCGCTCAAAAGGCCGCACGAGAAGCGCAGACTGCCGAGGCCGTTGCCAAGACTGGGGTCAAGGCCGCAACCGAAGCGGCACCAAGCGGTATTGGCAAGATTGGCGCGATCTGGCAGAAGATTCCCGGTGCCAACATCCTTGGTGGTGCGGGTATGGGGTTGTCAGCCGCAGAAGCATTGAACAGGTACGAGAAGGGCGATACCAGCGGAGCCGTTATATCGACCGTACAGTTGCTTTTGGACGGTATGTCTATGCTACCCCCCGGCACACCGATTACAGCGGCTCTGAAGGGCATTGGCGTGGTCGGTGGACTTGCAACTACGGCTTACGATCTGTACCGCACCCACAACATGGAAGCGCAAAAGCCACCACAACCCAAAAAAGCCCGTGGTGGCCTTACACTGATGAGATAGGAGCAGTTGCCGTTGCCTCCTCTTGGCCCCCATAACTGGGGGCTTTTTTTATTTCCCAAGGAAGTCTGGTTGCCCAATCTTCAAAGGCCCGCTTTTAACGCGCCATTGAAGGTTTGCTTGGTTGTCGATGGTGTGCATGATGAGCCACGACAGCACATCTGCGGATATGGTTTCGCCGCTCTCTGAGACATCCCAGTATTTGATGCCATCAATCTCCCGCTCGGTAACGATGGTCTTGGACTTGTCTGGCCGCATCCACAAGGGAAGCGTCTTCTCCTTGAGCCATACGCATTTGTAGGACTTGCAAGGATCGTCTGGGCGAGTCTCATAGATACCGCACCCGCCCTGTAAGTAGAAACACGGACGACCCGGCTGGAAGGCATGGCCGTGGGCTTCCCCAGTCAGCCACCCCTCACAGCAGGCCGTGCATTCACCGCAGGCACGTTCTGGGACTATTGGTATCACGGTCATGCGTTTCCTCCAGTGTGATACAGCAGGAGTTGGGTTTCAAGAAACTCTTTTCGAGCCTGTTCGATCCCAGCTTCGTACCCTGCGTCATATCCATCGTCGTAGGCATCCATCCAGAGGATCATTGACTCTTCGGTCTCTGGTTGTTGAGCGCGTTTCCGACCTCTTTGTTCATGTCGCTTACGATCTTCACGCATCGCTGATGCTCCTTCATTGCGACCATAGGCGCTACGACCGCCGCGATCTTGTTGGCAAACTGAATGATGTCAACTTCGTCGGCGTAGATACCGTCTGGCAGTTTCTCGTCGCAATAGAAATAGACTTGCTTGATGAGTTCTTCACTTAACATTTTTGACTTTCCAAAATTCCCAGTTGATGATAGATGATCGAGCGATTGATTTTTGAGACATTGATTGGTAGGGATTGAGTTCCCCGTCCAAAAACTCCTCAACAATCATTTGCTTTTTCAGAAAAAGTTCGTGGCGCTCGGCCTGCAACGGCTCGTCAAACAACTTGCCATCGCTTGTTTTGAATGCCTGTATCTGTTCCATGATTACCTGTGGTCGTTTTTAAGTTGCCAGAAGGATAGCAGGTGCATGAACATGGCCCAGCCCGTTTCTACCTGCTCTAGCGGCCATTCCTTGACGACCACCAGCCCCGGCACGTTGCGGCTCACAAACACGTTGGCACATCGAGCGGTGGGCACCCCAAGGCCAACACGGTATGCGGCCAGTTGCATCAAGTGTTCGTCGTAAGCTCCGACCTTGTCTGGGTCGGTGAACTCTTTGGTTTTGATGTCAACCACAAAGCCTCCGTCCGCCTCAGAATAGAGATCGCATTTACCCCCAAAGCCCGCTTCGTGTGCGAATGCGCGTTCACTGATCCAGACCCGTGGGCCAACCCAGTTCTCAATTGCTTGTGTGCAGGCCGTGACCATTTCACTGTGCTTACCTGTTGATTTTCCTTCATAGAACCCTTGTATTGATGCGTGGATGTCTGTCCCAGCATCAGCCGCCGACTTGCCCTGCTCTTTCGAGTCGGACATGATTCGGTCGATGTAATCTTTTTCGGCTTCGTCAGGTCGTTTGGGTAGCGTGAGAGCGGCCATTAGAACCTGTTGCTGTAACCACGCAGTCAGGGCTGGTTTGGCCGCGACATTGAGAACCGTGGTCACTGATGGGACGAGGTTCATTGTACGGGCATCACGCAGTGTGGTGTTGCGCTGTCCGCCCTTTTTGGCCTCGACCGTGTACATGGGCACACCATCGCGGGTGTACCAATGGTTGGACTCAGATGCTCGTGGTGCTGATGCTTGTAGCATTTTGCTTCTCCTCTTTGTATTTTGCGTGGCGCTCTTTCATCATCTGGCTCATTTTGGCGCGAGTCTCAGGTGACATAGTGTGCTTCTTGCGAGGTGGCTTTGGTTCTGCCTTTGCGCTCTCAAGCACTTTGATCTTGGCCGTCAAATAGGTCAATTCCGTGTTGATGCCGCTGATGAGTTCAGCAAGCACCTTGATGTCTTTGACGATCTGCTCTTTTTCGTTTCGAGATATAAACATTGCCGTATTTCCTTTTAAAGTTTCAAGTGTGTGGACGAGAGTCGCCAGAGTAGTCTGGTCTTTTTCTGATGTATTGGTCATGAATGTCGTTGAAGAACACCGTGTCCCCCTCGTACCTGACCATCTTCCCTCTGTATGACCATGCCTGTTTCTGGATGGCCGTACCCTTTTCAACAAAGTCAATGCCCTTGGGAGTAACCTCCCAGACACCGCCAATGTTGGTGCGATCTTCCCGCTCTGCTTTCCGAACAAGCCCCCAATACTTCAGTTTTTGGAAGTTTGTCCATTGGATTGCAGTCAGTCCAATCGTGCTGATGTTGGTCGCCTTGTGCTGGCTGTACAGTTTGTACAGAGAGTTTGCGAGGCTTTGATTGAACGAGTGTTTGTACTCGACGATCTTGGCCCCGCAACACTCACACACGCGAGGTGACTTGCGACTGTCTTCTGGGAAAAGCGCAATCTGTGTCATCCCTTGGCCCTCAAAGCAAAGACATCTGTGGACTCATATATTCAGTGCAAAGCCAGACCGTTGCATTCCTGCCGTTGGTCATGGCCCTGCGCTGGCCGCTGTCCACAATAAGCCCTTTGTCAACCAACTCGGATCGTCGCGCTCGGTAGGTGGAACGATGCGTGTCAAAGAACTCATTCATTTGCTCGTCGGTAAAGCCGTTTGGACGATGTTTGGCAAATGCAAGCACCTCCAATTGGAGTCTTCTCAAATCTGGATAGATGGTTGCGGCGGCGGCAATAGATGTGTCCATTGCATCGCGTCTAAATAGTTTCTTGAAGTCGTCCATGCGTCACCTCAGAATGGGATGTCGTCGTCCATGTCGTCAAAGCCAGAGCCAGTGCTTTTCGCAGAGGCGTTCTGCTCCTTCTGGTAGCTCACATTCTTGCGGGCTTGCCATTCGGGTGAGGCTTCGATCTTGGCCCGCAGGTTATCGCTGAAGGTCTCAAACAATTCCATGTCTGGTGCTTCGATGTAGAAGGTGGCGCACTTGTTGTGGCCCTCTGGCAAACTGGCCTTCATTGCCTTGGGCACCGAGTTGATGTTGGCAATGTTGGTGTACTCCTTGCCGTTGTTGCCCATCGCCTTGGTGATCGCAATCATTGCCCACGCGCCCAGCACGTTGTCGATCTGAAAGCCCTTGAGTTCCTCTGGTGTGAACTCGCGGCCACGCCAAGTCTGCAAGTCCTTACGCAGGGTTGCCTTCTCAGCCAACGACAGGGTGAAGTTCTTGCTGATGGACATCGGCTCGCCTTTGCCTGTCAGCAGGGGCTTGCCTGCGTCATCTTCCCCATGCACCTCGAACTGCAACATCACCTTTGGCAGGCTCTTGACCTGACCGAGGTATTCGCTCTTCTGTGTGCCAAGGTCAACGATGCGATAGCACCGTGCCAAGTACATCCCCGGTGGCACTGGGGTAAAGGTTCCGCCGCCACTTTCTTTCGCTATTAAAGCCATCATTCGCTCCTAGTTTCAGTTAATTTGAAAGCCCGCACTCATGTCTGATGAGTTGCCAGTCTTCCTCGTTTGCAACGCCTGTCTCGGCCCGATCAAGGGCTTCCTCAAGCATTTGTTGCCTCTCCAGCATCATTTGGTTGATCTGGTCTTCGTCGCTCATTTCGTCCTCCTGATGTTGATGATGTTGGACTGTATCATGTTTAACTTGAGCGTACAACCCCCTTGTGCCATCTTTTTTTTCGTGTATGATGCGCTTAAACCAACACCGAAAGGACAACAATGACACTTGAAGAGTTTTTCCGCAACAAACCACGGGGGGCCAAGGTTGAATTGGCGCGAAAGGTGGGCATCAGCAAGACTTGGATGAGCCTGCTCACCAGTGGCCGCTCGGTGCCCAGCCCAGAACTTGCTCACGCCTTGGAGCGGCACACAAACGGACAGGTACGCCGCGCAGATTTGCGGCCAGATTTATTTGGAAGGATAGTTTGATGCTCTGGTACAAATTCCACATTGGGGACTACATCACGCATACCACCTACCTTGGCGATGCCGAGGACTTGGCATACCGCCGCCTGCTCGATTTGTACTACATGAGCGAGAAGCCAATCCCACTTGATACCCAATCGGTTGCCCGCAAAATCAGGCTTGATTTGGACATTACCGAATCGGTTTTGGGGGAGTTTTTTGAAAAGGATGTTGACGGGTATCACAACAGTCGTTGTGACATGGAAATCGCAAAATATCAACATCAAGTCGAAAATAATCGAACCCTTGGGAAACGAGGCGGCAGGCCGAAGAAAACCGAATCGGTAACCGAATCAGAACCGAAAGTTAACCCTAAGAAGAATAAGAAAGAGAATAAGAATATATCGTCGGTGACACCGACAACATCACGTTTTGACGATTTCTGGGCTATGTGGCCTTCGTCAAAAAGGAAGGTGGCCCGCGCTGAGTGCGAGAAGAAGTGGGCCAAGTACGACCTCGACATGGTCGCGGATCGCATCATTGCCAGCGTTGCGAAACTGAAGAAGACCGAGCAGTGGACTTCTGGCTTTGACCCTGCGCCCCTGACGTACATCAACCAGCGCCGCTGGGAAGACGAGATTGGTGAACAGCAACAAGAGCGGAGGGTGATATGAATCAACCAGCATTTCCAACAAAAAACATTTTGCACAAAGGCATGACCCTGCGCGATTACTTTGCGGCAAGGGCTTTGCAAAACTTTAGAGACCAAATTGGCTCTCAGTCTGACCAAGAATGGTTTGACAAAGTTGCACAAGGCGCATACCGAATGGCAGACGCAATGCTGAAAGCGAGAGAAGCATGACCCCAGCCGAGAAGTTTGTTCAGCGCCTTGGCAAGGTAAAAGGCCGAAATGGCTCGTGGACGGCTCAGTGCCCAGCGCATGAGGACAAGTCCCCATCGTTGTCCATCCGCGAAACAGAAGACGGTCGGGTGCTGGTGCATTGCTTTGGTGGTTGCGATGTCAGCGCGGTGGTTGGGGCAGTAGGCATGGACTTGACTGACCTGTTCCCAGAGCGGTCTGAGCGGTATGACGGCCACACAACCAAGCAGGTCAAGCCAGCGTTTTACGCCAGCGACCTATTGCGTATTGCATCGTTCGAGTGTCTGGTCGTGATGATCGCGGCCTACGACATGAGGCGGGGCAAGAAATTAAGCGAATCGGATATGGATCGGTTACAGGTAGCACAACAGCGAATAGAAGAGGTGGTTCAATATGCAAACGTCTGAGATTCAAGAACGGGCCAAGGCCCTTGACGAGGCGCGGCGCATCCGCATCGTTAAGCCAGATCAAGTGGACTTTGAGAAGTACCTCAAGGCCAACGACATCGGCCAGAAGGTGCGTGACGCAGAAGGCTTCATTGAAGAGATGCGGGTTGACCTGATCAATCCAGAGGCGCAGGTATCGCACACCATGCCGTGGTCAAAGACCCATGCGGACTTCCAGTACCGTCCCGGCGAGGTGACCGTGTATGCAGGTGGCAACGGCGGCGGCAAGAGCATAATCACAGGCATGATCGCTATGGGGCTGGTCAAGCAAGACCAGAAGGTGATGATGGCTTCATTCGAGATGAAGCCCAAGCGTACCCTGTACCGAATGCTTCGCCAGTTTGCGGGCGAGAACATTGATGTGCCCCGCTACGTCAGCAAAGAAAAGTACATCAAAGAATTGTTGGATCGCTTCCAGCTTTACAACTACAACAAACTCTGGTTGTACGACCAGCAAGGCACCGTCACAAGCCAGCAGGTGATTGCTGTGGCCCGTTACAGCGCGATGGAGTTAGGTTGCGGCCATATCTTTATCGACAGCCTGATGAAGTGCGTCAGCGGCGAAGACGATTACAACGCGCAGAAGTATTTTGTTGATGAGTTGACGGCGCTGGCGCGTGACCACAATGTCCACATACACCTTGTGCATCACATCCGCAAGCTGGCGAACGAGGAGATCAAGCCAAGCAAGTCAGACCTCAAAGGCAGTGGCTCGATCAGCGATCAGGTGGACAACGTGTTGCTCGTGTGGCGCAACAAAAAGAAAGAACACGATGCACAGCTTGGCCCAGTTGATCCAATGATCCCTGATGCCATGATGATGTGCG